CAACGCAAACACATTTCTGAAAGGGGGTTATGCCCCTGACAGTCACCACTCGCCCTGCCCTAGTTCGGGCTTTTTGTGGGGGTCTGCACTCCATAGCGTCCTGTTGATGGGGACGGCTCTTGCGATTTAGCAAGCATTTACCTGTTTCTTGTCCCTGCCCCGTGGCATGGCGGCTCTTGGTGGCCATTCCATTTGTCCATGCTGGGGTCTAACGCATCGGTGGCGGCATTTACCGTGTCCACTGGGTCTGTCGGTGGTGAAACCAACTAGCGAAAAAAGAATATTTACCATGAGAAAAAGCCACGCTTTTAAGAACGCCTGACCAGTCATGCGGAGTATCGGGGGACGGGAATGGAAAGCCGGAGCAATCCTTAGGCCAATCCGAAACCGACTGCCAACAGACCAGAGGGCGAACTAGTGAAGGCCGAAGCCTTGCGTGATACACGATGTCAAACAGCGTGGGGGCGAACCCCCGAAACCCAGACGCATCTGGGCTTGGGTCTAAAATATGTTCGACAATCTCTAGTTTCAAGAGGTGCAAGTCAAAAAAAATTCGACAAGGGTCTCAAGCCCTGAAAGGGCGGGGAAATGTCTGCACTGACTGATAGGGGAATGATAAACTACAGGGGAGAGGATAGACCAATGGCAAGTAAGAAAAACACAACGGGTCACGGGCTGACGGTTAAGCAGGAAGCGTTCTGTCAGGCGTATGTCAAAGGGGATAGCAAAGGCAGTGCCAGCGAGGCATACCGCATTGCCTATGAGGCTGACGGCATGAAAGACAGCAGTATCAGGGTTGAGGCTTGTAGATTGCTGGATAACCCTAAGGTGACCCAGCGCATTGACGAGTTAAACGGGGATATAGTGGCACAGAACCGCTTGCAGGGGGTCTCTCTTCGCCAGCGAGTGCAGGACGGGCTGTTGGCTGAAGCAATGACCGCCGAAAGTCCTGCCGCCCGTGTGAGGGCTTGGGAACTCATCGGCAAACTGCAAGGCGTGGACGCATTCGGTGCGGATAAAGTGGAACAGACCACCACCGTGACCAGCAAACAGGCCGAAAGCGAACTGCAACAGGCCATTCTAGACGCACTGCAAGACGACAATGTGGTGCAACTGTTTGAAAAATAACGGTTTGCATCCCGTGTTGCACGGGACACGCCGCGCAAACGCGATTTCGCAATGAAAGGAACGCGCACACGCGCACGCGAGGGGGTGAACCTACTCACGCACCCACACATTCAGGCGACCCCCCACACCCCCCCTGCACGCCCACGCACACGCACACACATATACATACGATTTCACACCCACAATCCCCACTTTCTCCCGGCATTCCCATACCTAATTCCCTGAAAACCTAGGAAAAGCCCCCAAGGAATCCTACCTACAGGGGGTAAATCTCAGAAAATCAGGAAGGAATCCTACCATGCGTAATTGCTACTGCAATTTTTGGGGAACGACCCCTGCCCCATCTGAATAACATACAGGTTTCAGAGTTGACTATCTCTAGAATTGTCTATAGGGTGGAAGTTGCGAGTCAAGCATCGCAACGCTGGAGAGGGGGGTTATCCATAATCTTTCCTTCCACCCACTAGAGAAAGGGTAACCCCCCATGTCCAGACTAATCTGGGAGAACAGCGAAGGCGATATAGACTTTGACGAAGAACGGATGGCTGATTGGTTTGCGATGGCTATCGCTAACATCCAGCAATTCGAGATTGAAGAAGATGAAGCGGCTTGGATGCTGTTTCTGATGGGTGCAGAGACGGCGGTACGCGGAAACAGAGGGGACTCGCCCTATGCAGAGGGGGAAGCGTAATGCAGGACAGCAAAGAAGAAGCACCAACACCCAAAAAATCCAATGTGACGGGTGCGGTGGGTGGTTTCGCGCATGTGATAACGACTGGGTCGCACTCGCATCAGGACAATACATCCACCACGGTGGACAGTGGCAAGATACATGCTACCAGTTGGTCAGGGAAAAGAACGCCAAACTACCAAAGCCACGAACAGTATATGACCCAGAGGCTGAGAGAAGAAGAAGAAGCAATCAGAGTGCGACAAAGCAAGATGTCGAGTTCTTCTTCTAAAGAGGACTTAGTCCACAAACCATCTCACTACAATCAGGCTGGCATTGAGTGCATCGAAGCCATCCGTGCCTCTCTTGGTGGAGAGGGCTTCAGAGATTACTGCCAAGGCAATGTCATGAAGTACCTGTGGCGTTACAAATATAAGAACGGCCTTCAGGATTTGGAGAAGTGCCAAGTGTATCTAGGCTGGCTGATAGAGAGTTACGAGGACTAATGCACTACAACACGGACTTTCGATACGATTTGAAGCGCGGTCAGCAAGCCGAGAAATGGCTGGGCGGTCTCTTAACTTGCGATACCATAGAAGTAAAGAGAGATTACATCGCCAGCAAGACCAAGCGTGTCTATGTCGAGTACGAGTGTAACGGCAAGCCCTCAGGAATAACCACAACAGAAGCGGACTACTGGGCGTTCATCACGGATGACTGCGTCATCATGATTCCCTCTGACCGTTTGAAGGAACTAGTAGAGGCCGCTGTAGAGAAGAAGCGATACCGCAAGGGTGGCGATGGCAACCGTTCCCTTGGTGCTTTGATAGACCTGAGGGAACTAGTTGAGTTCAAAGAGTAACCATTGAGAAGTCAATGGCAGATGAGATTAAGAAACCAGACAAGAGATTAAAAGAAGAACGGAACAAGATGCTTCGCAAGAAATACAATGAGACATCGTTTCAGAGATATGTCCAGCGAAACAGGGTTGTTCCTATTTATCCTGTGAAGAAGGAAGGGAAGTAATGTTCATGGATTTTGCGAAGTATCAAGAGAAAGCCCGTGCCACGGCAATCTACCCAGCGGAACACGCTGTAACCTACCCTACCCTTGGGCTGGCTGGAGAGGCTGGCGAGGTAGCGGAAAAGGTAAAGAAGATTATCCGCGACAAAGGCGGCAAGTTCTCACAGGAAGACCGACTGGCAATCCGCAAGGAACTGGGCGATGTCCTGTGGTACATCAGCCAGATTGCCTGTGACTTAGACATTACGCTTGAGAGTATCGCTATTGCGAACATCGAAAAACTCCGCGTCCGTCAGGAAAAAGGAACTCTGTCAGGGTCAGGTGATGACCGCTGATTGTGCGGTGAACAGAGCATTAAACGCCGTAATGTATCATTTATGGCACAAAACCTATGCGTTGAAGCGCATAAAACTCAGATATGCGCTGAAGCGTATATCATCCCGAAAGGGACGAATAGTTTAATTACACTAACAAATTGGTATTGATAGTACCGATGAGGATTAAAGTGGCAGACCGTTTCGATTTAGAAGAAAAAATAATGAGGGCATCGGTAATATTGGATGACATCGACTGCCTGAGAAACGCCCTCTGCTGTCGAGACATGACGCCAGACCAGATAGACAACTATCTGCTGGGGATGCATTCCATTTATATGGAGAAGTTTGAAGACCTTAATGACATGATGTGTCAGGTTTTCAATCTAAACCAATACAGAGAAAAATAGGCATTAAGCCACAATGACATGATATTTTGTATGTGTGGATAATAACATCCCGCATCGGTGACAATGGACGCATCCGCACAAGAATTACTTAAAAACATTGATAAACTTCCACCGCAACACTACGAGGCGGTTACCAAAGCCCTAGCAAAGTGGCATCAAGCCAAGCAGATTGACAAGGCGAAGGATAACTTTCTCGATTTTGTAAAGGTGGTATGGCCTTCTTTTATTGAAGGACCGCACCACCGCATCATGGCTGAGAAATTTCAAAAGGTAGCCGATGGTGAGTTGAAGCGTATTATCATCAATATCGCTCCTCGCCACGGTAAGTCTGAACTTACCTCATGGCTACTGCCAGCTTGGATGCTTGGCAAAGACCCCAGCAAGAAGATAATCGCGGCTACGCACACCGCTGACTTCTCTGTGAGGTTTGGTCGAAAGGTTCGTAACCTTCTCGACACCGAGTCATTCAAGTCGGTATTCCCAAATGTCTCTCTCAGGGCTGACTCAAAGGCCGCTGGTAGATGGGATGTTTCGGGCGGCGGCGAATACTTTGCCGTAGGTGTAGGTGGTGCCATGACTGGTCGTGGTGCTGACCTGTTAATTATTGATGACCCACACTCTGAGACCGCTGGTATCAGTCCATCCATAGACTACTTCGACAGTGTCTATGAGTGGTACGCCTCAGGTCCACGACAGCGTCTACAACCGGGTGGCGCAATTATTATCGTGATGACACGGTGGCATGAACTGGATTTGACAGGCCACATCCTTCAGTCATCGGAAGAACGCAAGGGTTCTGACAAGTGGGAAGTCATTGAACTCCCAGCGTTATACGAAGATGGAGAACCTCTCTGGCCAGACTTCTGGAGTAAAGAGGAACTACACGCCCTCAAGGCAGAACTGCCAATATCTAAATGGTCTGCCCAGTATCAGCAGAAACCAACCTCTGAAGAAGGCGCACTGATAAAGAGGGAATACTGGAAGGAGTGGAGAAAGGGCAGTCCACCGCCGTGTGACTACATTATCCAGTCTGTCGATACCGCACACACTAAGAATGCGCGGTCAGACTACTCTGCGATTACAACATGGGGCGTGTTTGAACACCCAAACGATGATGGGCAGTTGGTGCCTAACATCATCCTGCTTGACGCTGTTAATGAGAAACTTGAGTTCCCTGAACTAAAGAACAGGGCATTGGAACTATATTATGCTTACGAACCTGACGGATATCTTATTGAGGCTAAAGCGGCGGGTTTACCGCTTATTCAAGAACTTCGCGCTTCAGGTATTCCTGTCATGGATTACACTCCGAGTCGCGGTCAAGACAAACTGTCACGCGTTAATTCAATCACTGATATATTCGCCAACGGTATCGTATGGCATCCAGCAACTCGCTGGGCTGAAGAAGTGGTTGAACAATGCGCGTCTTTCCCTAACGGAGCGCATGACGACCTTGTGGACTGCACGACCTTGGCGTTGATGAGATTCCGCCAAGGCGGTTTCTTGAGTCTTTACAATGACTTTGAGGATGAGGAGCCAGAGTGGCGTCCTCGCCGACAGAACCCTTATTACTAAGGATTAGATATGGAAGAAGATGAAATGGCAGAAGCCGCCGAAGACACATTGCAGATAGGCGTACTGAACCCAGAAGCCATCATCATTGACGATGATGAAGGTGGCGTTGTCATTGACTTTGACCCAATGTCCGATGAGGACAACATTCCTTTTGACGCCAACCTAGCGGAGCATATGGACGATGGGGATTTGAACTCCCTCGCCGCTGACTTGGTCGCCGCATACGAAGAAGACCGCGCATCACGAGACGAGTGGGAACAGGCTTACATTGACGGCCTCGACTTGCTTGGCGTTAAGATTGAGGACAGAACTACACCGTTTGAAGGTGCCACTGGCGTAACACACCCCATCCTAAGTGAGGCTGTAATTCGCTTTGTCTCACAGGCGATGATGGAAATCTTCCCCTCTAACGGACCCGTAAGAACTACGGTCATCGGCAATAAGACAGCCGAGAGGGACGAACAGGCGCGGCGCGTACAGGATTATATGAACTATCTCCTGACAGAGGAGATTGAAGAATACCGTCCATCTACAGAACAACTGCTGTTTAAGACGGCATTGGCTGGCTCTGGTTTCCGTAAGGTATACTACGACCCACAGCACAACAGGCCGGATAGCATCTTCGTTCCTGCCGAAGACTTCGTTGTTAGTTACGACACAACAGACCTGAAGTCTTCTACACGCTACACCCATGTCATGCGGAAAAGTGAAAACTTTGTGCGCCGTATGCAACTCAGTGGCTTCTACCGCGACATCGACTTGGGAGAAAATGCGAATGAAGGTAGTGATATACAAACAAAATACAACGAACTCACAGGAGTCACAGAGGTCTCAGAGTCAGACATCAGAACACTCCTCGAAGTCTTCGTTGAACTCGACCTCGAAGGGTTTGAACACCTTGGACAAGACGGAGAGCCATCAGGACTCAAC